CTTCCACGGTCTCTAACCAACAAGACCATAAGATAAAACCATGAGAAAGTGAAAATAGAGGAAAAGAAGGATATAATCCTAATGGTTGACCTCGCGTCCAGGAAATTTTCCCTTCAGCGGAATCTTTTAGATACCATTCGGACCTTGCTGCAACGGTGAAAATACGAAGTTGCGATTCTAACAAAGCAATTTCTCCCTCACTGAGTAGCTGTTTCCCTAACAACCAGGCTAAATAAACCTGTGTATTAAGAGGAAAGTGATCAGTTGCATTTGATAAATCATAGCAATACACATCATTCCTCATCTTTAGCAAATTTTGAATTAAGCTAAATGGTTTTTGTTGATTTAGGAAACAGTCCCAGGGCATTCTCGATATCATAGAGAATAACCAATCCCCTAGGGGCTTGACAGCATGCTGGACTACACGATTCGGGTTGGCTACAAACCTTGCCTTATACCCGGGTTCTTGGATACAGGAGATTTTACCCACAGGTTCGTCCCCAACTTTTAAGAAAAGGAAGTTGGCTAGAATTTGATCCTGGACATAAAATCCATCTTCGGGTAGAGTACCCTCTAATGACCTTTTCATGACACGCGCAAATCGAGTTTTTGAATACGACTCTAACTGCGCAGCCTTATCAGTTTCTGGGGCTGATTTTCCCCCGCTGATTGGTGCTCGTTTTGAATTGTTAGTAACGAGGGTCTCACCATAAGGTTCAGAAACTCCATTAATCGCGACACGAGGGCTCCCTAGTAGGGAGTCGATGGCGACCTTAAGATGTTCGGGGTCCCACTCTTTCTGCGTGTCTGGTTTTTCTGATAGAACCGCCTTTGTCCACTTCGCTCTTTGTGTCTTTGTTGCCGAGCTTGACATATGAGAAGAATACAGCATTAATGCTGCTAAGGATTTCTTCTTACCCTTCCAGAGCAAGTCCTCCATGGCCCTAAAAGGGCCTACAAGATGACCATGCCTGGTTCTCACGAACGGCGATAACCTGTCAAGGTTATCTGCACGAATGGCAATAACGGCAGCTTTGATCCTCTTTAAATGACCAACTGTCCATTCAACACCTGAATTTTTAATCCAAAACTCACATTGTTTACAAATGTTGTGAGCATCAGGCTTGGACAGCCCACATAAGACTAATCGA